GCGTGACGTCAACACCTTGGAACCAATTTGCGCCGCACGATTCCCGAAAGGGACCCGTGGTGTGCGTTTTATCGGTATTGAAGACGAAACCTAAGAAGGTGCAGAGCTTGCGGAAGGAACCTACGAGTTCACTCTCTATGACGATATCATCGCCGTAGACTGCGTACTTTTTGGAGCCAACCGCACGGGCTGCTGTAGCGAATACAAGAGTCTCGATGCCAAATGTGCAACCGTTCCCCATACTGGAGAACTTAGCATACTCGGTTTCGATAGCACCCCGAGATCTCGAAGATCTCACAGCATTCAAGTACCGGAACCATGGCAGAGGAAAAAGCCAGGCTACGGTATTGAAAGCGAGGGTGTCAGAGGCCATCGACAGGTCTATAGTGGCAAAATCACCACTAATGGACCCGACTCTGGCTAACTCTTGATTCAAGAACTGGGACTGAAGATTAACTTTAATCTTCCGAAGCCGACGCTTTACGTACTTATCAAAGGCTAACTGAAGGAATACATTCCCCTCAGGCTCGCAGGCGATAGTACGGTCGGTCTTCCAGTTCTTAGGTACAAACTCCAAACGATTCGCGTAAGTGGACCTCACTCGAACACTACCATAGCCAAAATATCGGCTAAGGGCGTCAAGATAGGGCTCACTTCCGGGGGAAGCATACGGCTTCTTAGAAACTCTAAGATGCGGTAGCGACCTCCGGCGCGATCGTTGTGAAGTGGCGCCTGAAGTGACTCTCACTAAGCTTGGTAATTGATCCAAGAACGTCACGTGGTCACCTAATGTTCGATCGATATCTTTCTCCATTCTCGACAACCACTGACCCATATCGGGATCTAAACGATCGCGATGGGTATAGTAATGGTCGAGTCTTCGATTAGTGATCCTACAAAGCAGCTCGCCTCGGTTAAACGAGGACATAGCGGCTTGTAGACACCTATCTGGGACAGAAAAAGATTTGTTCTTCTTGAAGAACGCCTCGATCTGCATTAGAACTTTCCACGCGTCCTTCCCTGCTAATGCTGGGGAGGAGAGAGTCGTACAGGTTGCCAGGCTGTCTATATTACGGGAACGGAGGAATCCGTGCACCTTGTTATAGATATCGTCTGGCAATGTGCTTTTGTGGTCAGAAATGTAACATCGACATATGTCGTACGTTAACATCTGGGGTTTCATTTGAAATCCTCCTTTTCGAATCGGTTAACCTACAATGCGTAGAGCTAACCCCGAGAACCGTCTCGTAATATAGAGACGGCGGCCTTTCTAGCGCTTCCGTCAGGAAACTTTAAAAACCTGACAGGGGGCGGGGGTATTAACCCCGGACTAGATCAGCCACTCTTGGGTGGTAACGGTATTAGCGAATTCATCACCTGCGACTACGTCGCGAATGATGGCTAACGCCGCTGTCACGTCTGACGCAATCCCATCGCTGGGACGGCGTACAGTTATCGAAAAGCTAACCCTCGACTGGAGAAGACTCCCTGCGGAGTCTTCAGTACTTGAGAGAACCGTTACGGTGTCTTCCAAGATACTTGAATTTCCAGTCGGCACACGTCGCTTCTGGAGCACCAAACGCGGTTCAACCGCGGTGTGACCAGTGTACGTATACGTACGGGAGTTTCCGTTATCG